GGCGATCTCCGCAAAAGAAGCAAACTATATAAATGCCAACGATGAGGTATTTGCCCTAGCCGCTTAAGCTAGTGCCGAGGTATGCCCCCGCCTTGTAACCAAGGGGGGCTTTTTTATACAATACTCCTATGACTAAAAACGCAACAGATGAGTTTATCCTCGACACAGGTATTAGTCGTGGGTTTCGTAAATGTACTAGTGCACTTTACGAATTTTACCTAAGCGGTTTAATTACTGGTCCTGAAGACTATATAGAGTGGTTTAATACTATTCGTAATGCTAGTGATCAGGACGTAGTAAAAATTTACATTAACAGCAGTGGTGGTGATCTTAATACTGCGCTACAATTTATGCGTGTATTAAGTGAAACTCCTGCTACTGTGGTATGTAGTGTTGAAGGTAGTTGCATGAGTGCGGCTACTATGATTTTTTTATGTGCAGAAGTATTTGAGGTAACACCACATAGTTTATTTATGTTTCACAACTACAGCGGCGGAATCTTTGGCAAAGGTGGAGAAATCTACGATCAGGCAGTGTTTGAACGCGAGTGGTCTAAACAATTCTTGCAGTATATTTACAAAGACTTTCTAACCAGTAAAGAAATTGACAGTTTGCTGGAAAATAAAGACTTGTGGCTACACAGCGAAGAAGTTAGTAATCGTGTAGAAGCTCTATGTGAAGCTAGGCGTAAAAATCATGATGACACCGTGCCAACAGATTTGCCGGATTGACCCTAAATCGGAGAAATGTGTGGGTTGTGGTAGAACCAGACAAGAAATCACAGACTGGCAACTTTACACAGACGAACAAAGATTAGTTATTATGCAGAGACTATACAATGAAAACGATTTTGTCATTGTTCGACTACAGCGGTAATTGGCCTAAATACTACAAAGAGGCTGGTTATAATGTGCTACAAGTAGACATTAAATACGGTATTGATATACTGCAACTATCAGCTAGAGATTTGCCTAATCAAATACATGGCATCTTAGCTGCTCCACCATGCACAGATTTTGCTGGTAGTGGCGCACAATACTGGAAACAAAAAGATTTAGACGGCAGAACCGATCAAAGCTTAAAGCTAGTAGATAAAGTTTTGCGAATGGTAGACTACTATAACCCCGAATTCTGGGCATTAGAAAATCCAGTTGGCAGACTGCAAAAACTGCGTCCTGAATTAGGCGATCCTTGGTATTTTCAACCACACTGGTTTGGTGATCCATATACTAAGAAAACTGGATTGTGGGGCAAGTTTAATCGTGATTTGCCTAAAACTCCAATTGAACCCGATCCTAATTCATGGATAATGAAACTGGGCGGTAAAAGTGAACGAACTAAAGAATTACGATCAATGACACCGCTGGGATTTGCCTTTGCATTTTTCCTAGCTAATCCATAGAGGTTACAATGGCAGAAACTTATACACCCACTACGGGAATGGCAAGTGCAGCTAAGCGTGCGCTAGCATGGCATGAAGAAGGCAAACCAGGCGGTACGCTAGTAGGACTAGCCCGTGCTAATCAACTTAAAAATCGTGAACCATTAAGTGCTAGTGTAGTACTTAGGATGCACAGCTTTTTTAGCCGACATGAAGTAGATAAACGTGCTACTGGCTTTAACAGTGGTGAAGAGGGTTTTCCTAGTAAGGGTAGAGTAGCTTGGGATATGTGGGGCGGCGATGGCGGTCAAACTTGGGCAGAGGCTAAACGCAATCAGATTATGCGTGATCGCGAAGGCAAAGCCTTAAAGCTAGTTAGAGTTGCTACTAAATCAGATATGCCGCAACCAATGTTAGAAATGGTTGCTCAAACTATTGAAGATTACGCTAATCAAAACATTAGTCAAAGTGTAGAAGCATTTGGTCAATTTATGTACCATGCTCAACTCCTACGTAACTGTCACCTAGATACTTATCTACTAGACCTACACATGGTTGCACAACCATACCGCGATATTCTAGTAGACGTGTTTATGGAACTAGACGACGGCAACGATAGTTAAGTTTGTGTCCCCGGATGTGTGCTGAAGAGCACTGCCGGGGACTTTTTATTTAGGGCCTATAGCTCAGTTGGTTAGAGCAGCGGACTCATAATCCGTTGGTCATAGGTTCAAGTCCTATTGGGCCCACCAGATGCTGCCCATAGCTCAGTGGATAGAGCAACAGCCTTCTAAGCTGTTGGTCGAAGGTTCGATTCCTTCTGGGCAGGCCAAACAATTCCCTAGTAGCTCAGCGGTAGAGCAGCAGACTGTTAATCTGTTGGTCCGTGGTTCGATCCCACGCTGGGGAGCCAACAGTTGGGATATAGTGTAATGGCAACACCACGGATTTTGATTCCGTTATTCTAGGTTCGAGTCCTAGTATCCCTGCCACCACAAAAATTATTTTCTTGAAAATAATAGTTAAGTTTGCTATAATATTTGTTCTCGGAAATTATTTTTTAAAAGGACCAAGCACATGAAAATTTATTTTGGATCACAAGAACGAGACTCAGTACTTGATGATGATGGTATGTTTTATACCTCTAGCGAGCCTGACCACTATTTTTACTATGGCGTAGAGTTTGGTACTAATGCAGGCGGTGCTAATGAAATCGCAATTTTTGATGGTTGTGATCGCACCGTTCCCATTGACATTGAATCTGTTCCTGCACTAATTGAAGCTCTTCAGCGTTGTTGTGATATGCACGAACAGCTTGAACAAGCCGAAGAACTAAAAGCAAATCTAGAAAATGATGACCACGAAGAGTCCATTATCTTTGAAGATTGATAATCCTATTAAGGAATTATTATTTGAATTAGGTACAAGTAGTCAAAGCATAACTCTTGACTACTTGCATAAAGTTAATAAACTACTAGTAAAATATGGTATTAAATCTCAAACTTACGGTAATGTATTTAACTTTTTAGAGTACTTAGAGGAAAACGGTTGTGTTAAGATTACAAAACATACCAATGGCGACTATTATACAATAACTGGACTATATAATTATGGCGAAAACGTCTAGTAAAAGCAAACAAACTCAATACGACCTTTACAAGAGTAAACAAACTTGGAAAGCAAATCGTGAACGTAAGTTGTTGCGTGCACTGCAACGAAATCCTGGCAATGCAAAACAAATTGAGTTGGCAATAAAAAATATTACCTATCGTCGCAAAACTCCTAAATCCACAATCTGGAATAAAACCAAGATTAAAACTGCTCAGTTAATTAAACAGGTATGTGGTAGTTGTCCACACGATATTTTTAGTTCAAATCAAAAACTGGCTGATCAAACCCTAGCAAGTTTACGCTCAACCTTTGACCCTAAAACTTTAGGCAATTTAAAAGTTAGCTTTCAGTTAGGAGATAGGTTACATGGGGGCATTTGAGTTATACATAATATTTTGCGTAGCAACTTCCCTAACACTTATTTATGAACTTTTTTGGCCTATTATTGCTCTTGCTAGACGCGAAGGTATAGACAATGATTTTACTAGATCGCCACTATTAAGTTTATTTATATTTTTTATAATAAACGCAGTATTAGCTCCACTAGTAGTCTGGTTATTAATAATTCCACCACTTTTTAGTGGCGCATTTTTAGGAATCACAAAAGCAGTCAGAGAAAAATAAACTTGAATCTTTAGTCAAGTATTGATATAATATTATTTCTGTCGTAATAAAGGAACGCAAATGAAGTTTATGCAATTTATGTACACAAAAGCCAATGGTGATAAAAGCGAACGTGCTTTAGTTGTCACACAAGAACCTACACAGCTTGTAGCTGGTATTGATGTTAGTGAATTGCCTGAAGTAGAATTTGAAGCATTTACTCGCGAAATGCGCGAATTAAAAAATCGTCAACACGAGGAATTAATGCTGCTTGTAGCAAAACATGATCTAAAGCACAATTATCGTCAGTTTACTCCCAGTAAAATGACTAATGTAACTACTGAATTTATTTAAGGAAACCGCAATGACTCAATGGAATGACGAACTTAAAGCTAATGTAATCAAAATGTATCAAGACGCAGAGCCAACGCCTGAATCTAGTACTGAAATTATCAAGGATATTGCAGAAGAAATCGAAGCCTCACCTAACGGTGTTCGTATGGTTTTGGTTCAGGCCGGTGTTTATGTTAAAAAAGACACTGCTACTAAGCCCAGTGGCGATAAAAAAGCTGCTGGCGACGCACCTAAGCGTGTGTCTAAGGAATCTAGTATTGCTGATCTCAAAGCAGCAATTGAGGCCAAAGGCGGCCCAGTAGATGAGGATATTTTGAGCAAACTGACTGGCAAAGCAGCAGTCTACTTTTTGAGTGTACTTAAAGCATAAAAACAGGCAGCCTAGTGCTGCCTTTTCTTATTTGTGGAGTAATTATGGCTCGTAAACGTACAGAACTTGAACAAGAACGCATGACTGACGCTAATATTGAGCGAGTCATTGACTTGCTTGAACCCAAAGAGCAGGGCGTTAAACCTATTACAAAAAAGGATGCTTGTCAAATCTTAGGCATGAGCTATAATACTACCAGGCTAGATAGTATTATTCAAACGCACAAAGAACGTAAAGAGAAAAACGCTAAACGCAGAGCGGAAAAACGCGGCAAGCCTGTTAGCGAAGATGAAGTTCAATTTATAATTCAAAGCTATCTTAGTGGCGAAACTATAAGTGAAATCAGCAACAATACTTATCGCGGAACACAACTTATTAAACAAGTGTTAGAGCGATACAGTGTGCCTATTCGTAAGAGTTCACCAGATTATTTTCGGCCTGAGCTAATTCCTGAAGGCGCAATGCAAGATAAATTTACGGTAGGCGAAGTAGTGTATAGTGCTCGTTACGATTCTATGTGTAAAATACAAGCAGAACATACACACACAGAATATGGCTGGATTTACCGAGTATGGCTTCTTAGTGAGCGTTGGTTGCAAAGTGCATATCAGCCTGCCTGTGAATTAGCCAGTCTTAAACACCTGCGCGAACTAGGAGTTAAAGTATAATGGATTCAAATATACTTTATGAGCGGCTAATTGAAGAAAATATGGACAAAGGTTTTCAGGTTAGGCTAGTGGTAAATGATTTCAAGGAAGTTACATATCTACAGCTTAGAAAATATTTCCTAAGCTATGAAGGTGAATGGGTTCCTAGTCGTGAAGGTGTAAGTATTCCTGCCTCACTACAAAATATTTATGCGCTCTTAGACGGGTTATTGGATATTTGTAGCGAGGCTGAAGGTCATGAGATTATCGAAACCTATGCTCGTCAGTTATTAGAAAAAGACACTTGATTTTGCTAACTTAAACTGGTATAATATATTATATTTGGAAAGGAAACTGTATGAAGCGAAATATTGCAATTTTTGTCCACGATCCTGTGTGCGAAGTTGAATGTGCACTGGCTATGGAAGCTGCCTTTAAAGAAGATTTTGTGGTAAAACTATTTGGCATTGAGGATCTTACTAGGGACTTTTTGTCTACAGTAGATATTATTGCTTTTCCTGGCGGTATTGGCGATGCCGACGAGTATGATGTGATTTTTAATGACGATCATATCAAAACTGTTCGTGATTTTGTTTATGCTGGCGGCAAGTATTTAGGCATTTGTATGGGCGCTTATTGGGCTGGTGCAAACTACTTTGACTTGTTGTGGGAAGTAGAACCAGTACAATATATTAATCGTCTTGGCGCTGAAATTATGCATGAAGGTCCTACCACAGCAGAAGTGCTGTGGGGCAATGAGTACGAAGATATGTACTTTTACGACGGCTGTGCTTTTATTGGCCGAACACAAGACTGTGATGTTGTGGCTACTTATCAAAACGGCGATGCAATGGCTATCTATCAAGGCAATCTTGGTTTGATTGGTTGCCATCCAGAAAGCGAGCAATGGTGGTATGATCTAGACGAACTTGATTACTGGCATGGCGGCTGGCATAATGATCTTCTTTGTGAGTTTGCAATTAACCTATGACTATTAAACAATACCTAGACGCAGCAAGTCAGGCCTACTATGCAGGTTTTCCTATTATCAGTGATGAACAGTTTGATCGCCTAGCTGATGCTGCTAAGTATTCAGCAGTAGGCGCACAGGTTCAGGGTGCTAAATCTAAGCATTACTATCCTATGTACTCGCTACAAAAGCACTACGAAGACGAGGGCAAGCCTAACCCAATAGCTGGTATGGGCGACGTTACCATGAGCGTTAAACTAGATGGTGCTGCTATTAGTTTGCTTTATGTAGACGGGCAACTAGTGCAGGCATTGACTCGTGGTGATGGAGTAGAGGGTCAAGTAATTACTGATAAGTTGTTTAGCAGCACTAGTCTAGTTCCACATACTATTAAACACTCAGGCGTTTTACAAATTACTGGCGAAATTGTGGCTCCAAGTCACATCCCCAATGCACGTAACTATGCTGCTGGTGCACTTAATCTTAAAGATACTAGTGAATTTGCTACCAGAGCAATTACTTTTTTTGCATACGGCGTTCAACCATTTATAGGTCAAACCTATGATGCAGATATGCATATGCTTAAACACTTTGGGTTTAACACAGTTCAGGAAACTGACCTAGAAAAAATTTATCCTACAGACGGTGTAGTGTTTAGGCTTAACAATAATCACCAGTTTGAACACTTAGGCTATACTAGCAAACACCCTCGTGGTGCATATGCTCGCAAAGAGCGTGCTGCTCATGTAGAAACTAAATTACTAGATGTTGAATGGCAAGTTGGTAAAAGTGGCAAAGTAACACCAGTGGCAATCTTAGAGCCTGTGCTAGTAGGCGATGCTATGGTAAGCCGAGCTACTCTTAATAATCCAGGATTCATTGAAGCCCTAGGCCTGGACATTGGTGATACCGTAGCTATTATTAGGGCTGGAGAAATTATTCCCTGCGTCTTACACAAGGTAGAGGCATAGAAAATTTAGACTTGCAAAACACTATCTAATACTGTATAATACATTATTGAATTTCAAAAAAGCCTTATGAAGATCAAAATTCCAACTACTTGTCCGTGTTGCGATTATACCTTAGAGCTTGTTAACGACCAACTATTTTGTCGTAATCAAGCCTGTAGCGCACAGCTAGGTAAAAAGTTGGAGCATTTTTGTAAAACCTTAGGCATCAAGGGCATGGGTGCTAAAACACTAGAGAAACTTCAGCTAACTGATATTACTGAGATTTACTATCTCGAATTAGACGAAATTATTGAGTCATTGGGTAGTGAAAAAATTGCAGTAAAATTGTTAGATGAAATTAACAAGTCTCGTAATAGTGATTTAGCAACTATCCTGCCTGCTTTTAGTATTCCACTGGTAGGCAACACAGCGGCACAAAAAATATCCAAAGTAGTTAATTCAGTAGAAGATATTAACACAGAACTGTGTCGCAAAGCAGGTTTAGGCGAAAAAGTTACTAATAATCTAATCTCTTGGCTAGAGACAGATTTTGTAGAAATGAAAGAGTTTTTGCCATTCTCTTTCAAAACAAGCAATAAGCCAGTAGCCAATGTAAGTGCCGAAAGCGTCTGCATAACTGGTAAATTAACTTCATTTAAAACTAAAGCGGAAGCCGCTAAAGCACTAGAACAAGCTGGATTCAAGGTTACTGAGTCGGTGACTAAACAAACCAATTATCTAGTTGATGAAGATAATAAAGGCAGCACAAAACGTATCAAAGCCGACGAACTCGGCATTACAATTATCGAAAACTTATCACAATTTTTAAACGAGAAAATATATGACTGAAAAAACTAAAAAGTGGTCTGACGAAGCCGTTGCTAGTCTTCTTGAAATCGTAGGACGTGAGTCCCCTGTGCCGGTTAACAAGATTGAACAGGCCGCTGAAAGCCTAGAAGTATCTACCCGTAGCGTAGCAGCTAAACTGCGTCAGCTTGATCGTGAAGTTGCTAGTATGGCTAAAGAAAAGGTTAGTGCTTTTACAGAAGACGAAGGTCACGCACTATTTAACTTTGTTAGTAACAACTCTGGTGTATTTACATACAAGCAAATTGCTGAACAATTTGGTAATGGAAAGTTTACTGCTAAACAAATTCAGGGCAAACTACTTGCTCTTGAGTTGACTGGTAGTGTTAAACCTGCTGAAAAAGTAGAAGTTGCTCGTAGCTATACTGATGCTGAAGAGGCAAAGTTTGTTTCTATGGCTGAGCGCGGTCAATACATCGAAGATATTGCCCAAGCTCTTGGCAAAACAGTTGCCAGTGTTCGTGGTAAAGCACTTAGCTTGACACGTAAAGGCCAAATTGCAAAAATCCCTGCTCAGCGTCAATCACACGCTAAAGATCAGGTTGATCCTATTGTAGCCCTTGGCGAGCGTATTGCTAGTATGACTGTTGCAGAAATTGCAGCAGCAGTTGATAAAACTGAGCGTGGTTTACGCACTTTGCTTACCCGTCGCGGCATTAACGTTGCTGACTATAAAGGCGCTGATAAAAAAGCCAAAGCAGAAGCAAAAGCTGCTGCTTAATAGTC